GAATTAGCTGACTTTGTAGGTCATAAAGAATTAGATGCTGTAATAAATTCTACTGCTGATGCAATACGTTTTCTTGTTAGTAACTTTCCAAAGTTAGAAGCACACATGAATGAAAGATACTATAAAGTTTTAGTTGATAATTATGAAATAGGTGAAGAAGATATACAAAATCCTATAGGACAATCAGATATAAATATTGTTCCTGTTATTACTGGTGCTGGTGGAAGTACAGGAAAAATATTATTAGGTGCTGCATTGATAGGAGCATCGTTTTTTTCTTTAGGAACTTCAGCAGGATTAGGAGTTGCATTTACAAAAGGTTTTGCCAAAGTTGGTTTAATTCAAAAAGGTTTATTTGGAATTGGTGCAGCTTTAACTTTATCGGGCGTAAGTGATTTATTATTTCCTGTACCTGATATCCCAGATTTTTCTAACGAAGAAGATCCAAGAATATCATTTAGCTTTTCTGGTGTTCAAAATACAAGCAGGGCTGGTACCTCTCATCCAATAGCTTATGGTGAGATAGTAACAGGATCAGTTGTTATTTCAGCAGGAATTGATACTAATCAGGTGACAGCATGACAGATAAAATTATTAGAGGTTCTGGTGGTTCTCCTCCTACTCCACCATCTCCAACAAGAGCACCTGATACTTTAAACAGTAGGCAATTCGCCACTATTCAAGATTTATTGTCTGAAGGCGAGATAGAAGGTTTTGCCACTCCATCAAAAGCAGGACTTACAAAAGGCACTACTGCATATAACAATGCAGCATTAAAAGATATATTTTTAAACGATACTCCGATACTTAACGCCAATGCCAGCAACACTAACCCACAGACTTCTGATTTTAATTTTCAGAATGTAGGATTTACGCCTCGTTTTGGAACGTCAAACCAAGAGCATATTTCAGGTATTGAAAGTAGTCAAACGACTAATGGTGTAGGAGTAACAGTAACTAATTCTTCTCCTGTTACTCGCCAGATAACAAATACTAATGTTGATGCTGCAAAGGTAACGATTACATTTCCACAATTACAAAAAGCTACAGATCAAGGAGATTTGCTTGGTTCTTCTGTTCAGTTAAAAATACAAGTTCAATATAATAGTGGTGGTTTTAGCGATGTTTTATCAGACACTATTACAGGTCGTACTGCTGATGCATACCAAAAAGAATATCGTGTAAATATAACTGGTGCATTTCCTGTTGATATAAGAGTTGTAAGGATTACAGCAGATAGCACATCTTCTAGTCTTGTTGATGCTTTTACTTGGACAAGTCTAGGTGAAATTATTGATGATAAACAGAGATACCTAAATAGTGCTTATACAAATTTAAGGATAGATTCTGAACAATTTAGTTCTATACCAAAAAGAGCTTTTCGTATTCGTGGAGTAAAAGTAAGAATACCAGGAGCAGGAGCATCTAATTCTGGTACACCTACTGTTGATCTGCAAACAGGCAGAATTATTTACCCAAGTGGTTACATATTCAATGGAACAATGGGTGCTGCTGTTTGGTGTTCATGTCCTGCAATGATATTGCTTGACCTCTTAACTACCGAAAGATATGGATTTGGAACGCATATTACAGACAGTAATTTAGATTTATTTAGTTTTGTAGCAGCTAGTAGATACGCAAATGAACTGGTATCAGATGGATTTGGTGGACAGGAGGCTAGATTTAGTTGCAATGTAAATCTACAGGGATCTATGGAAGCGTACACACTAATAAATGAATTAGCTGGTGTTATGAGATGTTTTCCAATATGGTCTGAAGGTTCTGTAACTATTACACAAGATAAACCAACAGATCCTAGTTATTTATTTAGTTTGGCAAACGTAAGCGAAGGTGGGTTTTCATATTCTGGCAGCAGTTTAAAACAAAGACACACTGTTATCTCTGTCAGCTATTTCAATATGGATAGTAGAGAAATAGATTATGAAGTTGTAGAAGATACTATTGCACAAGCAAAATTAGGAATAGTCAAAAAAGATGTAAAAGCATTTGCCTGTACTTCTCGTGGTCAGGCTCAGAGATTAGGTAAAGCAATATTATTTAGTGAACAGAATGAATCAGAAGTTATTAGTTTTACAACATCAATAGATGCTGGTGCGATAGTTAGACCTGGATCTGTTATCTCTGTCAATGATCCTGTTCGTGGAGGAGAAAGAAGATCAGGAAGAATAAATGCAGCAACTACTACGCAGATTACTGTAGATAATACACAAGACTTAGATACATTTACTGGAACGAATAGAAAATGCAGTGTGATATTGCCTGATGGCACAGTTGAAACTAAAAATGTACTTGGAATTATAGGAAATGTAATTACGTTAGATTCAGCTTTATCTGTAACACCCAACACAAATGCTATATGGTTACTGCAAAGCTCTACTTTAGAGGCACAAACTTTTAGAGTAATAACTGTTGAAGAACAAGATGGTATAAATTATGCCATTACAGCGTTAACTTATATTGATGGTAAATATGCAAATATTGAATCTGGAATAAGTTTACCTTCTAGAAGTATATCTTTACTAAACGAACCCAAAAATCCACCATCAAACTTACAGGCATCTGAAAGAGTTGTTGTTATAAATGCTCTTGCAGTTACTAAATTAATTTTGTCTTGGGTATCTGTTACAGGTGTAAGTCAATATCTTGTTCAATACAGATTTAATAATACAAACTGGGTAAATGAAGTTGTATTTAGACCTGACTTTGAAATTATCGGCACAGAAGCAGGAACTTATGAGTTTAAAGTATTTTCATTTAATGCTGCTCTTAAATTATCTGCAACTTCTTCTGATCTAACATTCAATGCCGTAGGTAAAACAGAACCACCTGGGAATGTTCAAAATTTATCAATGGAGCCTATAACTAATAAACTGGTAAGACTTAGATGGACAAAAGCCGTAGATCCAGATGTTCTTCACGGAGGACGGGTTTATGTGAGGCACAGTAATCTGACGGACGGAAGCGGTACGTTTCAAAACTCGGTTGATCTTGTTACTGCGTTAGCTGGTAATACAACAGACGTTGTTGTTCCTTCTTTAGAAGGAGAGTATATTCTTAAGTTTCAAGATGACCAGGGAAACTTTAGTACGGGAGAAGCTAGTGTAATACAGGATTTACCTGATCTTATTGATACTCAGGTTATATTGCAGGATCGAGAAGATTTAGATAGTCCTCCATTTCAAGGAGTAG